GGCTAAACCGCCAATTCTACCTGTCTGCAGTAGATACACATTAGTGTATGCCAATTCAAAAGGATCAAAAGCAGTGCCACCTTCTGATGATGATGCACCACCTACTGTTCTTCTGTAAATTTTTGATACGTTGATCACTTCTGCTGGCAGAGTGTACTGGGTTTGATTTTCACGCAGTTCTAAAAAGCCATATGACTCTTCAACTGAATTAGAAGATCTTTGCCTGAATTTATCAACTGCTGTTACAAAAGCATTATCCAAGTGTTTTGGATCAAGTTCTACTTCAATCATGCCATCGCCTAAGCGGGTCTTTACATAATCAAAGATTTCCTGTTTGGCTGAATTGACTTGTGAATCTGTGGCTTGTGTTTGTGCAGTATCTGGCATCACATGTATTTATAGTGCCATAAATATACAAAATGCCAAGACTGTCTTTGTTCAAACCTGAAAAAGGAAATGATTTTGCTTTTATAGATCGCAACATTTCTGAAATGTTCCAAATTGGTGGCACAGATGCTTATATTCACAAGTATGTTTCACCTAACGATCAGGGTGAACTCAACGATGCCACACAGCCTGAAAGATCAGGTGATTCACTAGATGAATTAGCAATCCAGGACATGCTGTTTCTAGAAAACAGAGATCGCAAGTATGATCCAGATGTGTATCACACTCGTGTGATCTACAATGTGTCAGACATTGATTTTGATCTGTCACAGTTTGGACTGTTCCTGCAGAATGATCAACTGTTCATGACATTTCACATTCGTGACATTGTGGAAGCACTGGGCAGAAAAATCATGGCAGGTGATGTGATAGAATTGCCACACCTCAAAGACGACTATTCGCTGGACACCAACGACACAGAATCGCTCAAGCGATACTATGTGGTTGAAGATGTTGGCAGAGCTGCAGAAGGATTTTCCAAAACATGGTGGCCTCATTTGTATCGTGTGAGAGTCAAAGGCATCACAGACGCACAAGAGTACAGAGACATCCTGGGCGACAAAGATGAAAACACATCACTGAAATCTCGTGACAAAGAATTAGAAATCAATCAAGCCATTCTTGATCAAGCAGAAGCAGATGCACCACAGTCAGGCTACAACACCAAACCGTTACATGTGATGCCCACAGACGAAGAAGGCAAAGTGGCACTGGTCACTGTGGACGAAGACATGCTCACAGACACAGGACACATTTCCATGGATGCTGTGTATGACACACCCACTGCCAACGGATATGTGGAAGGCTATCTCACAGGAGATGCCATACCAGCCAATGGTGAAACCTATTCGTTTGGCACTGCATTCCCAGCCAATCCTATCGAAGGCATGTTCTTTCTTAGAACAGATTATGCACCCAACAGACTGTTTAGATTTGATGGCAGAAGATTTGTGAGAATAGAAGACGGAGTGAGAATGAACATGTCTAATACAAGTACACAAGGCACCACTGCCAGAGGCACATGGGATGAGTCCACTGCTTATGTTGCCAATGACCAAGTCAACTTTGGCGATGAACTATACATTGCCAAAACAGCATCCACAGGTCAACGTCCAGGCACAGCAGGAGCCACAGCATACTGGCGTCAGGTGCGTGAAACACAAAAAACAGGATTCATCAACAACACCAATCAAACTTCATTGGATGATGGCACAACAACTCCAGAAAGAGTTGCTCTGTCACAACTACTCAAACCAAAGGCGGACAATTAATGCAACATTTTTATGATGCTCAAATAAGAAGATACATCCTACAATTTATTCGTATGATGTCTAACTTCACATATGTCACAGGAAAAAATTCCAAAGGTGTTGCAGAAACTCTGCAGATACCAGTCAAGTATGGAGACATGTCAAGGCAGGTGGCACAGATCATCAAAAAGGGATCTGAAAACACACTGATACCGGCACCACAGATTTCTTGCTACATCACTGATTTGAGATATGACAGAGAGAGAATGCAGAATCCATATCACATAGACAAAAAAAGTATTCGTGAAAGACAGTATG